AAAAGAAGAGGTTATAGAGGTTTTGCTATGAATAGACCAGATAAAAAATATAATAAATTATCAGTTACTGAAAAAGAAATAGGTGGTATACCTAACTCAAGCGAAGATATAAAACAAGCACACGCTTCTGCAATTGAAACATACATAGAAGATTTTGTAGGATTAAAAGAAACAGGATATGGAGACATATATTTTCAAAGAACATTAGAAGATTGGGCTAGATTTAATATAAATAACAGAACCACTCATGATGCCTCTATAAGTTCAGGACTTGCTTTAATGGCTTGTAACAAACATAGATACGCGCCATCTGTTAAAAGAGAATTTAAAAAAATTGAATTAGGCATTAAAAGATACAATAATAAAGGATATACATCAAAAATTATAAGTTAAATGAATATATATACAAACACCAATAGCGCCTTTCCTAGTCAAGTAGTCAGTGATGCTGAAAAAGCTAGCTTAGAATATGGAAGTCAAGTTGGTCAAGCAATAGAAAATGAATGGTTTGACCAAGGTAGAACTAATGGTAATAGATATTTAACTAATTGGAATAATTTTCACCAATTAAGATTATATGCTAGAGGTGAACAATCACCACAAAAATATAAAGATGAGTTATCTATTAATGGTGATCTGTCTTATCTTAATTTAGACTGGAAACCAGTTCCTATACTTTCTAAATTTGTTGATATCGTTGTTAATGGTATATCACAAAAAAGCTATGATATAAAAGCATATGCTCAAGATCCTGAGTCAATAAGAAAAAGAACTAAGTACGCTTCAAGAATACATGAAGATATGATGTCTAAAGAATATCTTGAAAAATTAAAAAGTCAACTTGGTTTAGATTTATACCAAAGCCCTGATTTAAGTATTCTACCAGAGTCTGAAGAAGAATTAGAGCTTCATATGCAATTGTCATATAAGCAAAGTATAGAGATAGCAGAAGAAGAAGCTATATCATCTATATTAGCTCAAAACAAGTATGACTTAACTAGGCGTAGAATAAACATGGACTTAACAGTTCTAGGTATTGCAGCTGCTAAAACAAGTTTTAATACAGCAGAAGGTATAACAATTGATTATGTAGATCCTGCTTATATGGTTTATTCATATACTGAAGATCCTAACTTTGAAGATATATATTATGTAGGTGAAGTTAAATCTATAACAATACCTGAACTTAAAAAAGAGTTTCCAGATATATCTGAAAAAGAGTTAGAAGAAATACAAAAAATGCCAGGCAATAGTCAATACATATCTGGTTGGGGTAATTACGATGAAAACACTGTTCAGGTTTTATATTTTGATTATAAGACATATCATAATCAAGTTTTTAAAATCAAACAAACAGACCAAGGTTTAATGAAAGCTTTAGAAAAAGATGATTCATTTAATCCTCCACCAAACGATGGTTTCGAAAGAGTTTCAAGATCAATAGAGGTTTTATACTCAGGAGCAAAAGTACTAGGAAATAACAAAATGCTTAAATGGGAACTTGCAGAAAACATGACAAGGCCATTTGCTGATACTACTAAAGTAGAAATGAATTACAGCATTGTAGCACCTAGAATGTATAAAGGTAGAATAGAGTCTATTGTTAGCAAATGTATGGGTTTTGCTGATATGATTCAGTTAACGCATTTAAAATTACAACAAGTTATATCTAGAGTAGTACCAGATGGTGTTTATTTAGACATGGACGGTTTAGCTGAAGTTGATTTAGGTAATGGAACTAATTATAATGCTGCTGAAGCTTTAAACATGTATTTCCAAACTGGTTCTATAGTTGGTAGATCTCTTACTCAAGATGGTGATATGAACTCTGGTAAAGTTCCAATACAAGAATTAAATAGTTCTAGCGGTCAAGGTAAAATACAAAGTCTTATACAGACTTATCAGTATTATTTACAAATGATACGTGATGTAACAGGATTAAACGAAGCAAGAGATGGTAGTACGCCAGATAAACAAACATTAGTTGGTTTACAAAAAATGGCAGCTAATGCTTCAAATGTAGCTACTAGACATATAAAACAGTCTAGCTTATATTTAACATTAAGATTATCTGAAAATGTAGCTTTAAAAATAGGTGATGCTTTGCAATTTCCTTTAACTAAAAATTCTTTACAAAATTCAATATCTACTTTTAATATAAGAACTTTAGAAGAAGTAATAAATTTAAATCTTCATGATTTTGGTATTTATTTAGAACTAGAACCAGATGAAGAAGAACAAGCTCAATTAGAGCAAAATATACAAGTTGCTTTACAAAAAGGAGGTATTGATTTAGAAGACGCTATAGATTTAAGACAAATTAAAAATCTTAAGTTAGCTAATCAAATGCTTAAAATAAAACGTAAAGCAAAAGCTAAACAAGACCAAGCTAATCAACAAGCTAATATAGCAGCTCAAGGTCAAGCGCAAGCTGATGCGGCTGAAAAAATAGCTTTATCTGAAGTTCAAAAACAAGAAGCTATTAGTGGTTCTAAAGTACAGTTAGAGCAAGCTAAATCACAAATGGAAATACAACGTATGCAAACTGCTGCTCAATTAGAACAACAAAAAATGCAAATGCAACATCAATTTGATGTGACAATAAAGCAAATGGAGATGCAAGCAGTTGGTATGAAAGAAAAAGAAATAGAAAACCGTAAAGACAAGCGTATAAAAATGGAAGGTACGCAACAGAGTGCAATGATAAATCAAAGAAAAAATGATTTATTACCAATAGACTTTGAACAACAAAACGCAGCAGGTATGATGCCATCTGTGTAATTTTATTAATTATTTAATTATATTATATTATGTCAGAAGTAAAAACAAACGAACCTGTTAAACAGGAAGGTGACTTTAAAATTAAAACTAAAAGTAAAACACCTAAAAAATTAGTAGAAAAAAAACCTGAAATAGTAAAGGTTAACGTAAAAGAACCTTTAATTGAATTACCGCCAGATGTAACAAAGGTGGTAGTTCCTAAAGAAGTTTTAAAAACAGAAGAAAAAGATGCCATTCAAATCAGAGAAACAGAGAAGGTGGTTGTGGAAGAACAAACCGGAGATAGCGCTAAAGTGGACGAACAAGTACAAGAGCCCAAGCAAGATGTTGAAAAGTTTGAACCAATCCAAGAAGTAACTGAAGCAGAAATAAAGAAAGTTACTCAAGAAGTAAAAGAAGCTGTTAGAGATGAAAAAGTTCTAGGTAAACAATTACCAGAAAACATCGAAAAACTAGTTTCATTTATGGAAGAAACTGGTGGTACTATAGAAGATTATACTAGACTTAACGCAGATTATTCTAACGTTGATGAAAATACTCTATTAAAAGAATATTATAAAAAATCAAAACCTCACTTAAACGGTGAAGAAATAGATTTTATAATGGAAGAAAGCTTCCATTTTGATACAGAACTTGACGAAGAGCGTGACGTCAAAAAGAAAAAACTCGCTAAAAAAGAAGAGATTGCAAAAGCAAAAAACTTTTTAGAGGAAACTAAGAAAAAATACTACGAGGAAATCAAGTTGAGACCCGGAGTAACTCAAGACCAACAAAAAGCTACTGACTTTTTCAATCGCTATAACAAGCAACAAGATGTAGCCGCTGAGCAACATAAAAAATTCAAGCAACAAACTAACGAGCTATTTAGCAACGAATTCAAAGGTTTTGATATAAAAGTTGGTGAAAAAAGTTTCAAGTATAATGTTCAGAATTTAGAAAAATTAGCAGAAAATCAATCAAACATTAATAATCTAGTTAAGAAGTTCTTAAACGAAGATGGAGATGTGGTAGATACTTCTGGTTATCACAAAGCTATATATGCTGCTGAAAATGTGGATAAAATTGCTAGTCATTTTTACGAACAAGGAAAGGCTGATGCCGTTAAAGACGTTGTCAACAAGTCCAAAAATTTATCATCTACTAAAGCTAGAAGCCAACAAGGTGAAGTTTTTGTAAATGGTTTAAAAGTAAAAGCGGTTAGTGGTTATGATTCTTCAAAACTGAAAATTAAAACAAGAAAATTTAACTAATTAAAAATTAAAAATTATGGCTTTAAGTCCTCAATTTGGTGGTATTGTGCCGTCGCAACTACAACAGTTGCTTCCAACAAACTACCTACAATTTAACAATGGAACAAATGACTTCGCTCAACAATATCTTCCTGAGATATATGAGCAAGAAGTAGAAAGATACGGTAATAGAACCTTATCTGGATTTTTAAAAATGGTTGGCGCTGAAATGCCAATGACATCTGATCAAGTAATTTGGTCTGAGCAGAATAGATTACATATTGCATATGATAACTGTACACTACCTGGTGGTGCTAACATTATTGATGTTGCTCCTGCTGCAGGTGCTGCAACTGTGCAAAACGTAATATCTGTAAACGATACAGTAGTTATTTTAGATACCGTAAGCGGTGCTGAAAATAAAGGTATTGTAACAGCAAGTGTACAAGCCGTGGTTGCTGGTGCAGCTGGATCAATTACTGTTGCTACTTTTAATGGAGTTGGTATTAATGCTAACTTTACTTCAGGTAACATTAAAGTATTTGTATATGGATCTGCTTATGCTAAAGGATCAAGTATGGTAAACGGTGGTAATGTTGCTGCTGGTACTCAACCTAGAATTTCTGTAACTCCTTCATTCCAACAATACTCAAACTCTCCTGTTATAATTAGAGATCAATACGTTATCTCTGGTTCTGATATGGCTCAAATTGGTTGGGTTGAAGTTGCAACTGAAGATGGTACTTCTGGATTCTTATGGTATTTAAAAGCTGAGTCTGAAACAAGATTACGTTTCGAAGATTACTTAGAAATGGCATTAGTAGAAGGTGAGTACAGTCAAATAGGAGCTGGAGCTGGAGTAGGATCAGGAGTAGTTCCTGGTACTGAAGGTTTATTTGCTGCTATAAACTCAAGAGGTAACGTAGAAGTAGGATTTACTGCTGCTGCTGGAATTTCTGAGTTTGATAACATTCTTAAAAACTTAGATACTCAAGGAGCTATTGAAGAAAACATGTTATTCTTACAAAGACAAACGTCTTTAGATTTTGATGACATGCTTGCTGCAATTTCATCAGGAGGTGCAGGCGGTACTGCTTTTGGTTTATTTGAAAACTCAGAAGAAATGGCGCTTAACTTAGGATTCTCTGGATTTAGAAGAGGTTCTTATGACTTTTACAAAACTGATTGGAAATATTTGAATGACGCTTCTACAAGAGGTGGTATTTCTGGTATCAACTCAATCGAAGGTGTATTAGTACCTGCTGGAACTTCAACAGTTTATGATCAAGTTTTAGGAACTAACATCAGAAGACCTTTCTTACACGTAAGATATAGAGCTTCACAAGGTGATGATAGAAGAATGAAGTCTTGGTTAACTGGTTCTGCTGGTGGTGCATTTACTTCAACTCTTGACGCTATGGAAGTAAACTTCCTATCAGAAAGATGTTTAGTAACTCAAGCTGCTAACAACTTTGTATTATTCAAAGGAATCTAATTGATTCAATTACAATAACTATCCCTGTCTTCGGGCAGGGGTAATTATTTTTTATAAACTATTTAATTATATTATATTATGGCTAAAAAAGCTCAAGCAGAAACTATTGAGGTTGCACCTCAGCCGGTAGCTACAAAAGTAGCACCACAAAAACCAGCTAAACCTAGTTGGGAAATTAAAGATAGAATTTATTATTTAAAAGATAATAAATCACCTTTAACATTAACAATACCTGGGAAACATACAAGAAAGCACTCATTGCTTTATTTTGATGAAGAAACAGGTTCACAAAGAGAACTAAGATATGCAACTAATATGGACTCACCATTTGTTGATCAACAAAAAGGAGAAGTTACTATGGGTCACATACAGTTCAGAGATGGGGATTTAAAAGTTCCTAAAAATCAACAAAATTTACAAAAATTATTATCTTTGTATCACCCTTTAAAAGGTAAGTTATACGAAGAGTTTAGTGCAGTAGAAGTTGCTAAAGATGAGTTAGATATTTTAAATCTACAAATTGATGCACTTAACGCTGCTAGATCTATGGATATAGATCAACAAGAAGCTATACTTAGAGTAGAAGCTGGTTCTGTAGTTAATACAATGAGCTCTAAAGAAATAAAAAGAGACTTATTGTTGTTTGCTAGAAAAAACCCAGGTTTATTCATAGAACTTGCAAATGATGAAAACGTAGGATTAAGAGATACTGCTATTAAAGCCACTGAAGCTGGAATAATATCTTTATCACAAGATCAAAGAACGTTTAACTGGGTTTCTAATGGTAGAAAATTAATGAACGTACCATTTGATGAAAACCCATATTCTGCTATGGCAGCATTTTTCAAAACAGATGAAGGTGTAGAAATCTTTAAATCTATCGAGAAAAAGATTAAATAACATGTAATACTAATATAGGGCTCGTTTACTCGGGCCCAATATTATAATAAAAAAATATAAATGGCGGTAAATATTAACACAGTATATACAACAGTCTTGTACATATTAAACAAAGAACAAAGAGGATATGTTACTCCAACGGAGTTTAACAGTCTAGCTGTTCAAGTTCAACAAGAGATGTTTCAATCATATTTTCCAGATGGTAACCAAGTTAATAGGTTCAATCAAAACAGCCAACAAAACGATACAGAGTTTTTTAATATGTTTAAAGACATATCATATAAATTATATCCTTTTGAAAAAGAAGCTGATTTCACATTTGACAACACTAGTCAAGGTTTTTACTATAACGGAACTGGAGTTATAAATAAACTTGGTGAAATAATATCTACATACACAGGTAATCCTACCTATAATTCAATAACTCAACTTACAAGCAAAAGTGATTTTACAACAATTACAAAATCAAAACTAACTTCACCTACAAGTCAGTATCCTATTTGTCATACTACTAACGCTACTATAGGTGGGACAAATCAGCTTATAGTAAAAATATCTCCATTACCTAACTCTTTAAAAATAAACTGCTTATTTAATCCTACAGATCCAGAGTGGAACTTCACAACTGGTAACCTAGGTCAATACATATACTCTTCTGTTTCGTCTGTTGATTTTGAACTTGACGTATCAGAGCAAACTAACATAATAACTAATATATTAAAGTATTGTGGTATTATAATAAATGATCCAACAATTATTCAAACTGCCTCTGCAGAAGCACAGGAAGTATCTATTAATGAAAAAAGCTAATAAAACATGCCGATTCCAAATGGTGGTTTAATAACCGAAACTAACGAACAATATTACGCAGGCGCGCAAGGCTTTATAGCTCCAGCGACAGCTGCAGGTCAAGCTTTTACTACTACTTTTGATACAGATTTAATATTAGGAGCAACTGGAAGTTGGGATCCTAACGACGTAAATTATTCTTTAAATAATTTTAAACTATATACAAGCGCTGATGGTATAACTTATGCGGA